TTAAATGCAACTGGTACTACAACACTGGCCGCAACTAACATAAGTGGCTTCCTTAATTCAAGTGGTAACATAAGTGCCGCAATTATTAACGGCGGAGCAGTTAACGCAGGTACAATAACAGCAACTGGCTATGTGAACTTGGCAGGTAATCTTAGTGCATCAGTAATGAACGGCGGAACAGTTAACGCAGATACATTAACTGCAACTGGTAATGTAATCGGCGGACTAGCATCGTTTGCGTCAATTAATGCAACTCCAATTGGTAATGCAACAGCAAGTAGTGGTTCATTTACTACATTGGCTGCAAGTGGCTTTGTAAACTTAGCAGGCAATCTTAGTGCTTCAGTGGTTAATGGTGGTGCTATTAACTCAACTGGTTTAATTAACACAACTGGTAATATCAGTAGTGCAGTAATGAACACAGGTGCATTAAATGCAACCGGAACAACTACACTGGCCGCAACTAACGTAAGTGGATTCCTTAACTCAAGTGCTAACATTAGTGCCGCAGTAATGAACACAGGTACATTTAATGCAAGTGGTGTTGCTACAGTTTCAAATGCAACAGAAGCAAGTGCTACTGACACTGGAGCAATTGTTACTCCGGGTGGTGTAGCAATGGCTAAATCAGTATTCATTGGTATTGGTGCAACTATTAACAGTACTAAAGTTGCAACATCAGTAACAGTTAAAGGTCAAGGTAATGATGCACTAATGGTAATAGACACTGCTAAGAATGCCGCAGTGTTTAGTTCAACCGGTAATACCTTAGTACAAGACGGCGCAGTAGTGAAATTTGACAGTACTGGTGCTATTGTTCTTCCAGTTGGATCAAACTCAAATCGTCCAGGTGCAACAGCAAACGTCGCTGTAGCTGGTATGTTACGGTACAGTACTACAGCATCTGGTATTGAATACTATGATGGCAGTGAATGGGTCCAACCAGGTACTGAATTTACTGTTGTAGCATCAGACCAGTTTAACGGTGACGGTGCAACAGTAGCATTTACTTTAGACGTGGCATCAACAACAGCCGCAACTATAGTATCTATTAACGGTATCGTGCAAATACCAACTACGGCTTACGCAGTATCAGGTACTACAATGACATTTACAGAAGCTCCGGCAGCTGGTGATGTGATTGATGCACGTAGATTTGTAACCACAGCAACAGTTAATTCGCTAGCCAATGGTGCTGGTACAGTACAGCTCAATGCAGGTGACAACAACTTTGCAAATATTGTAACTGGTAGTGCTGTAAGAATTTCAGTTAACGCCGCAGGTAGTGTTGTAATTGAGCAAGATCTTACTGTTAAAGGACAACTTACAGTATTAGGTGATTCAAGTGGTAACATTAACATTGGTAATGAAAGTGGCGACAAGGTACAGCTAACAGGTACTATTGTGTATGACGAAACACCAATTACTACACAAGCTGGTAACATGGTAATAATTGACAGTTTCCCTGACACAGCATATCACTCAGCTAAGTACTTCATCCAAATGAGAGATGGCGCTACATCAAGTGTACATAGTCAAGAAACAATGTTAGCACAAGAAGATGCTGTAGTAACACATAGTTCGTATGCTGTTATTGCTCCGGACGGTGAGATAGGTACATTTGTATCAAACATTGCAAGTAACGTTGTTAGATTGATTATGGTTCCAGTTGGTGCTGGCATAAACGCTAACATTAAAGTGCAAACAACTTATATTGTTTAATGTAAATTAGAAACTGAGGCCTAGTAATAGGTCTCAGTATTCGCTTAACAGAGAAAAAATAAATGCTTAAATTATATACAAAACAATATAGATCCAACTATGAAGGTGAAGATATTATCCAAGAACGTAGATTAGAACATGGAGAATGGACTTCAGTTGAAGAAACGGTTCCAAATAATGTTGTTAATAATCAAGTTTCAAATCGTGCTGTAGTATTTGGTAACGGTGAGAGTAGGAAGAAGTTTCCAGTTTCTCATACGCTTAACAAATTCAACGGATTGCTTGGAGCTGATACATTGCAAAGTTATGCGTGTAATGCTTTTTACAGAGATCATACTCCAGATTTCCTAGTAGTAACTACTATGGAAATGGCTCAAGAATGTGTTGACAGTGGATTTACTACTGCTAATATTGTGTACGCCCAGGCCCCACTTACCTTAGAATTTCCGGGAGCGTTTTACCTAACTCCGCATGATTTATATGCTGACGCTGGTGCAACAGCTACGTATCTTGCTTGTTTCGATGGACACAAGAAAATATACCTAGTAGGATGTGAAGGACAATTTGACTCAGGATACAACAGTAACATATATGCTGGTACTAACGGATATGATGCGATTGGTGTTGATCAAACTGGAAATAATTGGGAAGAAAGCTATAGCCAACTATTCGCAGTATATGATGATGTAGATTTCGCACTAGTAACACCAAATGGTAGATATCCTACACATGCATCTTGGAGAGGCTACGCTAATTTTAGACAAATTTCCCATAGAGATATGGTGTTAGAAGCAGATCTATAATTGTTAGACTAATAAAAGATAAAAGCCCTTAGTGGGCTTTTATTTTGACTAAAGTATCAACTCTAAGGTTTTAATCTTACTAACCACAGACTCAAAATTGATCGTGCGCCACACTCCAGGGTGTAACGGTTTGGGATGATCCTCTAATGCTACCCAACAATACCCACGATGTTCTTCGTTCAATATGGGAGTAAATTCATCTTCTACGGGTGCTATAAATGTGTGGTATGTAAAATTACCATTGTCGCTGGTAAATTTTTCTATAGGAATAATTTTTGCGTCTTCGATGGTACCGCCCAATTCTTCTTGAATCTCTCTGAGTAGACTTCCTAAGATGTTCTCGTTGATTTCAACCTTGCCACCAGGAACTCCCCAAGAGCCCGAATACTTGCTACTGTTGCGTAAGAGGAATAGATAACGTTTGGTAGATGTACAGTAGATGAAAGTTCCGACACCTTCTATAAGACTAGAATCCACAGACCGTTTTTGTACTTTAGGCATAAATAAAATATAAGGACCTTTTAATGATATTTATTGATAACAAATATACTAAACTTTATTATAACATAATTAATTCAGCAAATACAACCCCTAATGATGAATATACAGAAAATCATCATATAATACCTAAGAGTATCGGGGGAACTAATGACAAATCTAATATGATCAAATTAACAGGTAGACAACATTTTATATGCCATTGGCTACTTACTAAAATGGTAAATGGGCTAGAAAAGAATAAAATGATTTTTGCTATGAATAGAATGATGGCTAAATCAAAAAATCAGCATAGATATAAAATAACAGGTAGAAAGTACGAATTACTCAAAATACAATTTAATAGAATTAATCCGTTTAATAATAAAGAATGGCAATTACTACAAAGAAATAATAATCATATTGGTAAAAAACGTTCAGAAGAAACTAAAAAGAAACTTAGAGATAGTTGGGAAAAAAACAAACTTAATAGAATAGGAGTTAATCATCCATCATACGGAAAAAATAGATCTGATGAAACCTTAAAAAAGATGTCAATTGCAATGAAAGGTAAATTAGTAAAAGAAAAAAACCCAATGTATGGCAAAACTCATAGTATGGAAGTAAAAAAAATGCTGTCTGAACAAATATTAAAAAACCCAATACCTAAAAAATATTTACAATGTAAATATTGTTTATTAACTATCGATGCAGGAAATTTTAAAAGGTGGCACGGTGAAAAATGTAAATTAAAGAACTAAAGTAAATAATCCTGCCTTATATTCGCCTTCCCAGCTTTTTACCCACTGATCGAGATTCCATTTATATTGAGTTCCAGTATTTAGATTACTTACATATTGTACACTATCTGCCGCTGGGCTGTCAAATACTACTACCCAGTGTGTGCCATTGTACTGCACGATGTCGTTGGCATTGGCTACTAAATCCTGCCCGTCACTGCCGCGCCAAGCACTTGGCCCAGTTCCGGATGGATTGTCAAAACTACCAACACCATGCAATAATAGATATCTAGTGCCAGTGGCAGGGGCCGTAATGCTAGCATCTACTGTAACTTTGCGTGGGTCAATGATAGCGTCAATTGGGTCCAATGTGTTAGCCGGATATGTGTCAATGTCGGCATTAAATATTAGCAGGCTGTCATCAGTAGGATGAAAACTTACAGTACCAACTACTTCAGCAACACCATCTTGGGTTAATAATCGAACTTGGCTAATCCCATTTTCAAGAACACCATAAACGTTAATAAGATCTCGCCATACGTCTCTAGTACCAACCTTAACCGGAGTTTCGGTAACAGGATATTTTGGAACTAATTCCGTCCGTGGATCACGCGGGTCTTCAAACTCGCTGTATTTTAATAAGGTAAGGGTATTACCAATCAATAACACACCGTAATCCAATGGAGTAAAGTATTGTCTCGCTCCCATTAAATTAGTGCTATTGTATACATCTTCGCTAAGATTGCCATCACTGTCGTGTATGCTAGCAATAATCTTTTGTATAACCCCTAATTTTTTAATTTTTGCAGGAGGGCTAATCCAAACTGGTAGTTTGAATGTTAATGTAGCAACATCAACGGGATTTTCAGTACCAATTGGCACAGTACGACTTGTCCAATTTGGATTTTCAAGATAAACCACACTTAAACTAGTCCAATCAATGTAGTTGTCAGTTGATTGTATTTCTAATGCCGGATTAAACAACACTATCAATTGTTCTAACAGTTGTAGTTTTTGTTTAGTGTTGCTAGTCCACACATCTAGTTTAAGTTCTAATGTGTATGGCACAGGCATCAATCTCTCAATTGAGAATGCATTGCCTTGCTTTGCCTCATATTCTTGTGTTTCTTCGTTGTAGTTTCTTTGCCGTATGTTCATCTTACCAACAAAGTTAGGTTCTTGCACCCGATCTCTGTCATAGGTCACATTATTAATGTACACAGTCATCGCCGGAACCGCCATCATAGCATTTTCACTCATATTATTAAGTATTGATGCTACTTGTCGACTACCATCTCCGTAGTAAACAGGAACTCTTTGTAATGTCTTGTTGCCATCTCTGTCTTTGCCAAACTCCACTTGGAATCCTGAAGTCATCCTAATAAACTGTGCCAGGAATCGCTCAATCTGAGCATCATAAAAAAACTGTTGAAGTGCCGCCATAATTAATTGTCCGCTGTGGGGCTAAGAGCGTCACTGAGCCCTTGCCGCTGATATGTTACGTTAGCATAGATTGTGTATTCTAATACATCCTCGGTATTCAATGCAGTAGATACAGTAAATGATATGTTACCACTGGTATTGCTAATGGTATTAGTTATAATAGTGCTGTTAAGTTTTGTTTTAACACCGTATGTACTTACATACAGGGTCTTAGTAACTACTTGTTTAGAACTAAGAGTAAATGACAATGTCTGTGCATTTGCCGCAGGAGTATATGCTCCTGTTGGAATACGTATGGCATCCCAGGCTAATGCATTAGCATAGTTAGCATCGGTATTATTAACAAATCCACTACGCTGTGTTTGGTTGCTAGCACCCGGAGTAAGATTTGTCCTAACGCCGTCTTCCATTTTAACCCAACGACGGCTATCATAGCGGAATAATCTATTTGGAACATAATCTAATCTAAGGAAGAACTCACCTATTACTGGACTTGTAGGGAATGATATGCCAGCTGACACACTAGCCCCATTTGGCGGTAATGCATCACTAGTCAGATATCCTTCTACTTTAGCACTTGGTGATACTGTGCTAGAACTTGAATAGGTATTGCTAGAAACATTGGCATTCGAGCTTGTAAGTACTCCATCTGGGTCGCCCGGAAGTCCTGATGCTGTTACTGGCGCAGTGTATAGATTAGTAGTGTCATATCCACTCTTAGGAACATCAGCTTCTGCACGTTCAACGATAGCATCATTGATGTCAAGATATTTGTCATATGTACTTAACACGTCAGATATGCTACTATCAGTCCCGTCACCAGCCGCAATATTGTCAATGATATCTTTGTATTCTTGGCTGTCTACCAATGGTTGTAGTTTAACGCGCCATAGGTGTGGATACCAACTTGGTGAAAACCCTTCTGCGGCACGTGTAGCGTCATTAACTACATAATATCTTTTAAGTGCAACAGGCAATGTATCGTCTAACGGATACAGATCCTTAAGGTTTGGAAGTTCTAAGACATCACCTACTATCAATTTTCTACCAATAGTCTGTACCATATCGCTTAAATGGAACACGGCAAACATAGTGTCACCTGTTAGGAAAAGGCCAAACTGTGTCAGATCAAAATCATTATCATTGATGCGGTAAATGGTACGCATGGTATAGATACTGGTATCATACTTGCGATCGCGATTTTCTAGGAACAATAGATCTTGTATGCTAGTAAGGCTTGTTCCACCAGGCTCAGTATTACTAACAAATCCTTGATCAAGAGGCCCGAGATATTTGTGAACGTTGACATCAACGCCGCCCACAGTGAACATCTCCGAAATTCTCTTATCAAAAAACTTGTAGTCGTTACCTTTAGTAGGCTTATATAAACTTAAACGCGGCATTGTAAAATCCTAATTATCTAGTATTTATCGTCATTGACATCCTGCCCAAATGAATGTATAATTAGTATTATGAAGATAGAATCAAGTGTTGATTGGCAAGAAGTCCGTACTAGTTTAATTAAGCTAGCAGAAGGTACTGGTATTCATCAGAATCAAATGAAAAAGATTGTAGGAAATTTTGATTCAATGATCACTGAACTAAGTATTGAAGAAGTAGAATGCCGTAGAAAACAGAAACAAACAAAAAAACATCTAGAGATGATAACTAAGATTAACGAAGAAATAACAAATTATGAACAAATGATTACATTTGGCACTTTATTAAATGGTTGACAGACGGGAACTTTACTAATATAATAATTGAAACAACAAGGAATAATCTAAATGGCGATACAGATTGACGGTGCAAAAAGAAAAGCAAAGGCAACCAAGGCAATGAGCATGGCCACTGCTAAGGAACCTAAATGGGACAATGCAACAGCAATGTCAGGCGCCGCATATTCTAAGCACTTACACGATGCTATGTATTACTACAGCATAGAGGCTAAAACGGCTCAATACAAAAAATGGGTAATTAATTGGGTAAATGCCAGCGAGCAATGGTCTGAACATAGCAAAAGCATAGCTAAAAATTCAGACAGTCAATTTGGTAGCACTCTAGGTGGAGTGTGTCGTATGCTGACACTAGGCATGCCTGATGTTCACGAACAATACAATGACTATTGGGAAAGCCTTGGTGGTACTACAGGAAAAGTTAAACCAGTTACAAATTATATAAACAAAGAATTAGCTAGACTGTTAACCCAGGCAACTGGTATTGTTGACACAGTTGTCAGTGATAGCAAGCCCAAAGTAAACGTTCCTACAATACAAGATCGTATGAACGAGATCGCTAACAAGCACATCTTGCATTTTGAACTGTTTGAAGATCAATTAATGAATGGTGAAACTGTGTCTGATCCTAAAGCATTTGAATATCTTAAAACAGAAAACTGTCCACAAGCCTTAATTAAAAAGATTAGTGCATTTTTTGAAGTACACAGGCAAGAACTAATAGAAGCTAAAGCAGGACAAGATGAGCAACTAAAAGAAGGTTATAGTCACTATAAAGCGGCAGATTACAAGCGGTTTGAGGCGTTTTATGCTAAATTGTTTGCTGATCTAGAAGCTTATGCACAAGTCAAGAAAGCAACAAAACAGGCAAGAGTACGCAAAGCACCAGCAAAAGAAAAAGTTGTTGCTAAACTAAAATATCTCAAAGAAGATAGCAAAAGTAAATTGGTATCAGTAAATCCTGTAGACATATTAACAGCAGAAACACTATGGGTTTATAATACCAAAACTCGTAAGTTAGGAAAATATGTAGCTGATGCACATGCTGGCACACTAGGTGTTAAAGGTACTAGTATTGTGGGATTTGATCAATCCCACAGTGTACAAAAAACTCTACGTAAGCCCGAACAACAGTTAAAAGACTTTAAAGGTGCAGGAAAAATACAATTACGTAAGTTTATAGAATCAATCAAGACAACCGATACTAAACTCAACGGACGTATCAACGCAGATACTATACTCCTTAAAGTAATCTAAATTTATCCTGTTGTTCAGCATAAATACAGAATAACAGGATAAAACTAATGCCCAACGAATTACCAGAATTTATATCAAACACCTCAGGTAACCTGACTTCTACCCTAACAGTTGAACCAAAGAATCTGTATTCTAATGTTACAGGTAGTGGTGCCGGACACATAGCGTTTGACGCTAATCTACAGGCACAGTTAGATTCTGTAGCATCCGTTAGAGCTGACATCATTGACTACATACGTTTAAGATTAGGCTATGGAATGATTGATGTTGAAGCTGATCAAGAACATTTTGAGATGGGTATCAAACAGGCATTCAACAGATACAGGCAACGCAGTTCTAATGCCGTTGAAGAGAGCTACGTGTTCTTAGATGTTTACCCAGAGACACAAGAATACATACTACCTAACTACATTATTGATGTCAAACAGATATTCCGTCGTGGAATTGGATCAGTAACAGGAACAACAGCTAGCCAATTTGAACCATTCGCATCAGGATACCTAAACACTTATATGTTGGTAGCTGGACGTATTGGCGGCCTAGCTCAATATGAACTATTCACTGGATATCAAGAGTTAGCTATGAAGATGTTTGGCGGGTTTATGAATTTTACATGGAATAAGGTTACTAAAAAATTAACCATAGTGCGAAAAATTCCATGGGGTGGCATACAAGGTCCAGACATAGTAAAAGAAAGTGTATTGCTATGGACATACAACTACAAACCAGATCAAATATTACTAAATGATCCTCAAGCATTTCCGTGGATACAAGACTATGCCTATGCTCTTACATCAATCAGTATTGGGCAGGCACGTGAGAAATTTGCTACAATTGCAGGCCCACAAGGCGGTACTACATTAAACGGTACAGCACTTAAACAAGAAGGCCTTGCACTACTAGATAAGCTCGACGAAGAGATCAAACTATACATAGACGGCGGGCAACCAATGTGGTGGGTTATTGGTTAAAATTTACTTGACCTTGCAGTCTATACTAGTTATAATAGTAGTTCAATGAAAGGAACGAAATGTCATCAATAATTGGTATATGTGGTTTTATGGGCAGTGGCAAAGATACTATTGCCGACTACCTAGTCAACATTCATGGATACAAACGCGAATCATTCGCAGATTCATTAAAGGACGCAGTAGCGGCCGCATTTGATTGGGATAGAGACCTCTTAGAAGGTCGTAGCAAACAAAGCCGCGAGTGGAGAGAAACTGTAGACCAATGGTGGGCCAAACGACTTAATATGCCACATCTAACTCCTAGATGGGTATTACAGTATTGGGGAACTGATGTAGTACGCAAAACATTCCACAACAACATGTGGATAGCCAGCTTAGAACACAAACTAGCAAATACCAAAGACGACATAGTAATTACAGACTGCCGTTTCCCCAATGAGCTCAAAGCAATTAAAACAATGGGTGGCGAAGTACTTAGGGTTAAGCGTGGGCCGGAACCTGAGTGGTATAATTCGGCAGTACAATATAACAAAGGGCCTAAACAAAACTTTAGTTGGGCAATAAGTAGGTCCAAATTAGAAGAGTTAGAGGTACATGCTAGCGAGTACAGTTGGGTAGGTCAAAAGTTTGATGCAACTATGACCAATGATCACACACT